TATTACCTTGGATGACTCTTCGAGGCTTTCAGGCTTTTTACGTCCCAACGATCCTCCGTTAGTGCGGCGTAAGTTGTTTTGTCAAGAAAGTGGTTTGTGAACACTAGGATTTTTACGCCCTTGATGAACATCTTCGTTCCTTGGTACTTGGCGCTTGTAATCACTCCGTCTTTTATCGTTTCCAAGGCTCTACAGAGCTCTTTTCCTAGTTTCTGGTCTCTAGGTATGTCCACGATTATTAACGGCTCTCCTTTGTAGTGCATTGCCACAAAGTCAATTAATCTAGTGGGGTTGTGCTCAGTTCTAGGAATGTTGAGGCATTTTCCCCGACGCTCGAGAATATAACTGAATGTACTTTTACCAGCTTTTCCCTCAGTGTCAACCCAGACAGTGATACTTCTGTCGTTCTGCTTAACAACACTGGCTCCAAAACTTCTCCAGATTGGCAACGGACGTCTGGCGCGAAGCCAAGCATAGTATCTTTCTTCCCTTGAATCTCCAATATAACGGTAGTCTCCTGTTTTCCTGCAATAACCTTTTGACATTTCCCATGATATACAGCGTTCCACGTGCCATCCAGTACGATTGTCTGCCGTGTATTTTTCCAGATCCCCCGCACAATCCATACAGAACTGATAATGTCTGAACCCATGTTTTCCAATTTCTCTGCCAATGTATAGCTCATGTCCGTCAAGATTTTCGAATACTCTAATAATTCCATCTTCGTTCCAATCTTCGGCGCTGATCGTTCCAATGTATTGCACATTACATTCCTCCTCTTTTGCCCATTCTTCTTCAAATTTATGATAACATTCGTCACAAATGTAACCGAACCAGTATCTATCTATTCCATCTATGCAATTTATCCACTTTACATAACCGTAGTTGGCTGGTCTTTCTTCACAGGCTTCGCATTTTTTCATGTTTACAACCTCTTGATTGTTATCTGTACTATATCTCCCTCTTTGATAGAGATAGGTAAAGATTTCTTCGGAATTGTAACACCTAGCGAGTTACCAATTTTTATAATACGTCTGTATTCCTTAATCATAGCGAATCACCACGGTAAACGGCGGTTCCCCGACAAAGACGGTTCCCCGCAATTCCGTTAAATTTCGTTATAACGGAGTCGATATTTATGGCTTATGGAAGATATTATAGGCGCAGGTCTTATAGGCGCAGGTGGTAATATGGTTATAGTGTCGGTCAGTGAAACCTACGATTTATCCACGAAACCGAACAAGATGAGTTTGATTGCTTTGCACACACCCTCTAGGGAGATCATCAAGAAAACTTACCCTGGTCTGTGTATGAATTGCAAATATGTTAGGATTGTAAAACAGGATGTAACGATGGCTTGCGCCTCTATGCTTCCTGCGGATCCTCTGCAGGTCGGTGTCTCTTCTGGAGATATTGCACCTCAGGATATGTTCAACCCTATCCTTTACAAGGCGATCTCTACCGAATCCCTCAGTATTCTTGAGGCTCGTATTGTCGGTCTTCAGGCTCAGCCTAGTCAGAATGTCTTTAACGGTGAATCCGTCGAAAAAACTGATGATGCTACCAACATGGCAGATGATTTCGCAGTATACTACGCTCTCCTTTCTAACCGTGACGGTTTCAGGACTGCTAGCCCTCAGGCTGGATTTTCTATGAAAGGTCTTGTTCCTCTCGTATTCGAAAAATACTACCCTGTCGGTGCCAATTCATCTAGTGATGGTAATACTGCTATCATTCGTGAAAATTCCGCTGGAAACGGTCTTGAGGTTTCCACTTGGTCGGGTAGATCTATGCGCGGTCGTGCTCATCCTATGCCTAGGTTCAATACAACCTATGTTACTGGTGTCAGCAAGGCTGGGGAAACTGGTGTTAATAGACAGGAAAACGGTATGACCAACGGACACCCTTACAACTGTCAGGTTGAGATGCCTACTATTCCGATCATTTACACTGGTGCTATCATTATGCCCCCCAGTAAGCTTAATCAGCTTTACTACAGGATGGTTGTTAGGACTTACATCGAGTTCTCCGAGGTTCGCCCTATTCAGGAAATTTCCTCCTTTGCTGAGCTTGCAACCTACTACACCCCTGAGGTTTACGGTTCTGATTACTCTACTGTTGCCAAGACTATGACTAGTCAGATGGCTATGGTCGATACTCAGAATGCGGATATTACCAAGATCATGGATGGAATGTGAAATGGACGATTCGGATCGTGCGATTTATGAACGTCTTATTCAGTTGGAGGATGAACTAAAATGTCTAGTGGATACACAAGATACAAACGTCAAGCCTACCTTTCTGGACTCGTTCCGTTCTATGGGCGGTACCGTGCGGCAAAAGATTCTATCCAACAGATGGAAGATTACATGGCTAACCGTAACCTTGATTGGAATAACATCAGATACCCCTCAAAAACTGTTGGCTGGTCTGGATATTCTGAATACGGTAGTCTTACCCGCGATACTGTAAACTACGTCTCAAAAAACGTTGGTAGATTGTATCGTTAAACTTTTCCCGTAAGGGGGGAGCCTGTCCTCCCCCCTCTAGGGGTTATCCCGATGTTGTGGGGTTCTCTTCCTCCTCTTCTACTATGTAGAAGAGTCAAG